AAATAAAAAAAACCCTCTAATAAATGGCCAGCATTAATGCACAAGGATCAATCACTGCGGGTTTTATCGACTTGGCAACTTTTGATGAACTCGAGAAATATCTGTATGGTGGACCGGACGCCACCGCCTACTTCGTCATGGCGCACAAGACGTCGACATGGTTTACTCTCTGCCCCACTATTTTGTCCAAGACGATGGGTGTTCCCGGTTTCGGCGCCGACTGGGCCGTCTCTATCTCGCGCGCGGGTGACTACCTGAAGAGCACTTGGCTCCGCGTCGACATCGGTCAGGTCCAGGCCGCACCCGGATATGCTATCCGGTGGACCCACAATTTCGCGCACGCCCTCATTGTCGAGGCGGCCGTCACCTTCAACGACCTGATTGCCGAGCGTTTTGACAACTACTTCCTGGACTTCTGGGCCGCCTTCACCGTTCCCGCCTCCAAGCAGGCCGGCTACAACAACATGATTGGCAACACCCCCGCCCAATACGATGCCAGTTACACTAATTGCGCAACCAACGGCAACATCCTCCCCGGCTTCACCATCAATCTTCCCCTCCCGTTCTTCTTCACCCGCGACACCGGTGTGGCCCTGCCCACCGCCGCCCTGCCCTACAACGAAATGAGAATCTCTCTCAATTTCCGCGACTGGACCCAGCTGCTCGTTGCCTACTCGACCACCAACAGCGTTCCCGGCGGTCCTAACAGCGTTCCTCCCGGCGCCGGTCCGTGTGTCGGCATGGTCCCCACGTCGCAGATGCTTGTTAATACCCCCGTTATGGCCAATGCCAATGTCTGGGCCGAGTACGCCATCGTCTCCAACGACGAGCGCAAGCGTATGGGCTGCGCCCCCCGCGACATCCTTATTGAACAGGTCCAGACCGCCCCCCGCACCAACTTCTTGCTGGGCGCCTCCAACTCGACCGACATCCGCTTCTCGCACGCCGTCAAGTACCTCTTCTTCGGCGGTCTCAACACCACTGTCGCCAGCGACTGGTCCAATTACAGCGTCGGCAACGTCCTTTCGTGCGGCTGGGTCGGTCGCAACAACAACATTGACACCGTCTCTGCCGCCACCCTCCTCTACGAAAACACCCAGCGTCTCGCCGGTCTGCCCGCCGACTACTACGCGCTCGTCGAGCCCTGGTACAAGGCCCCCACCATTCCCAGAGAGACCGGGTACCACATGTACTCGTACTCCATCAACATGTACGACGTCAACCCCATGGGCTCGACCAATTACGGCAAGCTCACCAACGTCACGCTTGTGATGCAGGGCGTCACTGCCGCAGCGCAAGGCACCCTGCCCACTGCCAGCACCGCGTTCAGCCCCCAGACTCCCCCCAATACTGCCGGCACCAGTTTCCAGTGCATCATCATCGCTGTCAACAACAACGTCATCCGCGTCTCGGGCGGCGCCCTCGGCTTCCCCGTGTTGTAAACCAATCGCTCCATTTGTAATATGTATTTAATACATATTAAATTGATTTTTTAAATATTACTGGCAATAAAATGACTTCAGATAAGAACAATAATAGCATTAACATTGCCATTGACACCATTCTCAATGTCCACAAGAATGTGGGCGACGCACACGCGCACGTGAAGGACAGTTGTATTGTTGTGTACAATCTGCTTTTTCTGGGGTTCCTTGATGATATCTCGCGCTCCATTGAGCGGTTTACGCCGGGCGTTATGACACGCCGAGGCCTCAAGCACCTTGAGAAGAATCTAAATGCGCACATTGCCGCCGGCGTCAAAAACATGGGCGCGAATCTTGTCGTGACAAACATTCCGCAAGTCGCGGAGCTCCGCGACACAAATATTCAGGAAGAAGTTACGTGTGCGCACGTCTACGATACGCTGGAACAGTTTGCGTCTCCAAAAAAAGTGGTCAAGATGAGCAACCACACCTACGTCGCGGTATTTGGGAAGACAGAGGATGCGGAGTATATCGCAGGACAGATCGACGGCATGCTCATGTCGGGGTCGCCCATATGCGCATATGTTGTCCCTTCGGATAAACCTTCGGATAAACCTTCGAATAAACCTTCGGATAAACCGTCGGATAACGTGCGCTCCTACCACGAATTCCGCGATTTTACAACTAAACCCACGACGTGTGACTATGTTTTTGTAAACGTCATCTCGTGCGCCTATGTGCTGCTGATGCTTTATTTGGCGATGAATTATAAGAGCAATATCGTGCCCGAAATTACTTGTAATTAATTACAAGTAAATGAGTAAGTAAATGAGTAAGTAAATGAGTGTATTTAAAATATTATTGAATGAATAAATGGAACAAATACAAATAATACCGACAGATAGTGCCGAATCTATTTTTTTGCGAATGGCAGCAAAGTTGGCATCGATGCCCCAGTACCTCCACATGACGAATGTTCCGATTATGTCCGGACGCACCGAGACGCGCCTCGGACAACAGTCAGTAATTGATGTGCCGCAGATAATCAAGCACGCCACACTTACCACCGGCGTCGTTGACATGTTTGCGGCGATCCGCACACTATCAGATGTAAAGACGTTTTCTCGCTTCCTTGCCGCCAATATCAGTCTCTTCCCAAATTTGGCGCTCAAAGACGCCATAATAAAACCGTGGTTGTACTACCACATTAATAATGTTGAAGAGGAATATTTGGCACTAGTTGTAATGGCTGCCGTCGACACGATCAATAGGGCTGTTGGGAAGGAGACTGATATAACCACGCTGAATTTCACACAGGAGCAGAGCGACGCGCTCGCCGACTTTTCAAATACGATCGCCGGTATACAGCGGAGAAATGCGGAGATCGTTGCGTCATACCGCCAGGTAGAAAGCGTGCCGCACACCGAGTTTGAACTCGAGAAGACCAAACATGCGATCACTATTTCGACAGATTACACATTTACGCTGCAGGAGATCTTCGACTCTGTTATCTTATCTCACGTTTTTCCGTTCGCACATCTCTATATAAATTCAGAAAATTATTATAAAGTATACAAGGACTTTATTCCGCTCGAGGAGTGGATGGCGAGCGAGTCGCCGGACTCGCAGATCATTCTTAAGTTTCTGACCGCGCCGGTCGGGGAGAAGAAGTTCGTGTACGAAGATATCCGCGTGATCGTCTCCGAGGGAAAATGTATTGTTCTGCTCGACATATCGATTGGAAAGGAGGGCGAGCGCGCGATTGTAGACAATGTGCTGCGCGTCTTCCAGCGCACAGCGAGTGATATTATAGCAGAGGAGCGCGTGAGTATAAAAGGCGTGTTCTACATTCCGCACCAGTCAATGAACAACTACATCTTTTCGCATCTTGTGATGAACGACATCAACTTCTCGACACTCGTGATCGACGAGGTTGGAAAACCGACCAAGGCGAAAACGGGCATGTACATCTACTACCGCACGCAGGAGATGGAGTTGTCGGATGCGACCAGTCTTCTTGTGACGCCGAAGTTGATGGACCGCTTCGACCAGTCGATGAAGGACAAGTCTCCGGCGCTCTTTCCCGAGGACAAACCGTACATCCGCATCCGCATCACCGCGAAGAACGAGGCGGTGATAAAAGACATCCAGACAAACATGGCGAGGATGGTTGCGCTATACAACTACAATTTCCAGAATGTCCTTGCGCTCTATACAAAATATATTCCGACATTTTTGGTTGAGAAAACGCGGGAGGTCAGGAAGCTCGGCGCAAAGAGTTCGATGGCGGGCAGCAAGCGGCACTGCACGCACCTGCCGATCGTGATAAGTCCGGAGGATGCGGGCAGGTACACGGACACGATGATTTTTCCGTTGCCCGGCGACCCAGATAACAAGAATCCCGCGAAAATGTATGCGTGCGAGATCAGCGACAAGGAGAAGAAGAGCAATCTAAAGTATGTCGGTCTCCAACTCCGCAAAGAGACTGGAAACTACGAACCGTGCTGCTACCAAACAAACCAGAAGGAGAAGAGCGGATCCGACTACAACAAGTACGTTAAGTATATCGAGACGGGCGAGAAGATGAAGAAAAATGTCGGGAAGAAACAGCAGCGCCTCATCACGACAAACAAGATTCTCGACTACACGGATGTGAGCGAGCTGCTTATCCACGAGCCCGTCTACCGTTTATTGGCGCTATCAGACCCCGGGACAAAACACTACCGCAGCGGGACATACCGGTCGAAGATGAGCATGATCGGGTGCTTATTGGAGATTATGCGCAAAGCGAACGAGAAGAAGATATCGGAGGGCGATCTCCTCTCGGTAAAAACACGCATTGCGAATACCCCAGAGCTTCTGGGACTGTGTAAGCAGGCTTTGCCGACGAAAAGCATCGCCGACATCAGAGAGTATATATTGGGCGACATCTACTTTGATCCGCGCATTTTCACGGATGTGCTGGAGGAATACTTTGACTGCCGCATCTACACCTTTGGCGAGTCGGGCATGATCTCTCCGGAATATAAGAAAAATTATTTAAAATACAAAGACTCGGCCGACCGTGCGCGCGTCGTATTTCTCATTGAGCATTTCGGGTCTGAGAGCGACCACGCCATCACCCCGCAGTGCGAGTTTGTGTATGGATACAACGACGAGTTCAAGTACTATTTTGAGCGCGCGTCGGTCGCGGGAAAGTTGCTCAGCGGGATCGCAAAGAGGATGACGCGCAGCTACTTTCTGAACACGAAAATAGACTATTTTAAACACTTGCCGTTCACGCCCATCAAGCAGCGGTTCGACAGTCTGGGAAAGGTCTGCGCGTTCACGTTCAAGACGGCGAGCGGGGTCGCAATTGCGTACACTAAGCGCCCGCACCCGCCGCTGCCGATCGCCGAGATGGTGGATAGCGATGCTATTGCCATACCGGGGGCGGATGAGGTCCATAAAATATTTGGAGGCGCGGAGAATGCGCGGGGGGTGGTTGAGACGGCCGAGTTTGTTGTTCCGATCGCGCGCAGCATCAAGGCCGTGGTGCCGCGGCACGATTCTGGACCGTCGATTCTCGGCGTATTCAACATGTACGCGAAACTGGCAAATTATATTAGAGAATATTTTTTATATGCGTACTCGTGGTATCTGGCAGACACGGGGTCGGAGATCGGCATTACATCAATCTCCGAGTTCTCGACGCGGGGCGTGACAATCAAGAATGATGCGGCGACCTCGTATGGCGACATAAGCAAGTTTTTTTCGAAAGATAATAGTATGTATCGCGGGGGGCGTGTGGTTGTGCCGAGCGTCGAGATACTAAAAAGTTGTATTTATGTGCTTCGACTGGAAGTTGCGAGGAATCCCGAGAAGGTGCTGGCGTACAGGACCCGAAAGAACATCTTTTCGTTCATCGAGAATGTGACCGACTACCGGCAGTATGCGGGGCAGACGATTATCTTTGGACCAGATGCGCTGTACAAATATGTTGCCGAGTTTTCGGCGCCGCAGGAGATTCGGTACGATATTGGTTTCAGCGGGCGGCACCCGCACTACTATAAATTCGACGGCGAGATCTATTTCTCGCAGAACATTCTGCCGATACAAAGCAATGTCCAGCGGAACACAATATGGCAGGAGCACTCGAAAGAGGCTGCGATTGATCCCAAGGAGGGGTTTGGGATGGCGATCAGCACGTGCGAAAGCTGGAGACGGGACGCGGTGAATGGGGTCGCCGACGGTGTGAATGGGGTCGCCGACGGTGTGAATGGGGCGCAGATCTCTGTGTATAAGTACGAGCGCCCGACAGAGGATTTCAAGAGCGAGAGAATCGAGAATATGTCGGCGGGGGAGAGTACGCCGCAGAAAGTATTCGCGTATAAGATCCGGGGCGTGCCGAAATACACGGCGCTGCTGAACCTGAGCAGACTGAACTGGTAATTTACTAAGTAAATTACTAACTAGAGGGGGGAAATTCCTTTTTTATAGATTTGAGGATCTCGCACTTGACAAAATTCGGGTCGGCGGATTTGTAGTTGCGCCCGACGATGTTGAGGAACGACACTTCTGTTGCGACGACAAAGCAGAGAATGACGCCCGCTTCGATGAAGAGGTGTTTCTTGCTGACATTGCCGTACCAGCAAATGATGAGGGCGAGCGAGATGCCGATGATACATAAAAGACCGAGGACCTCCGCGGCCTTCTTTTCGAGCGCGGCGTTTGTTTCTTCGGCTTCGGCGTCGGCTTTGCTCATGTCGGGGACGGTAAGGTGCGAGACAATGGATTGCCGGATGTCTGCGGGAAAAAAGACCTTGATGTCGGAGCCCATCGTCTGCGCAATATACTCGCTCTGGTCCTTGACGATGCTTTTTTCAACATTCTTTCCGTAGGTAAAGTACAAAACCCCGATGATGGATGAAACAAATGCGATGTTTAATATTATCTGGGCAATTTGTTTGTAATTTATATTCATATTTTATTATATGGAAATAAATTAATTTCTGTATAATAAAATAAAATGAGTTCAACATGCACAAGCACAATATCGGAATATTTCTCTCTCGGCCTCAACGGCACGTTTCATGTGCTAATCCTGTTTACATTTCTCACGGTCTTGTACTTTTCGATCATCGCGCCGCTTGAAACCGGCGCGTTTGAGAGCGAGATAAAGGGGCAGGTCAGCACTGCGGTAACGGCGATGGCGGCAAGTATGGCGCCCCAAGATAGGGTGTATGTTTCCGAAATGATCAATGTTGATATGGGAGGCGGAAAAACCGTGATAGATGCCGGCATATCGCACTATTCAAAACCATTAGAGGTGATTGTCGAGAACAACAAGTGGGTTCGCCTAACGGCGATCGAAGTAATATCTGTGCTGGTAATATGCGTGCTACTAGTTGTCTTGGTGTTATCGTACAGCTGCGGAAAATGTACCGGGATCTTTGACATCATTAAAGAAAACATTATTACGTTCGCGTTTATTGGGATAGTCGAGTACATGTTCTTCACGCGCATAGCGTTCAAGTATGTGCCTGCGCCGCCAAGCACGATGGTGACCACTCTTATCGAGACGTTCAAGAAGACCTTTGTTTAGAATTTGTTTAGAATTTGTTTAGACCTTTGTTTAGAATTTGTTTAGAATTTGTTTAGTTTAATTAATTGATTAATAATCAATTAACAAGTTCGACTTCGCGGGTGATGTTGAGGATCGTCGTGTCGCGGAGTTTGACGTGCTCGGAGAACTGTTTAAGCGTAATAGAATTCTTTGTCTTTACCAACCAGTAGTAGATGACGCCGGCGGCGATCGACTGCGGGCGCGAGCGGTTGAGTTTGTCGGACTTGCCGCGGACGTTCTTGTAG